GATAATTTAGATACTGTGGTCAGGCGGTTACGTTGGTCAGCTATGCAACTCAAAAAGAAATTCGGAGTTGACAAGTTAAGCGAGAAGACCAAATACCTATTAGACCACAACCCTTATGCACAAGTTGATATTGTGCATGTCGTCAGGCCACGTGCGAACTATGATGATCGCAAGATTGACAACTTGAATATGCCTTATGAGTCTTTTCTTTATGAAGACTTCCCGGACGGTCAAGATAAAGTCAAGGACGTGTTGTCGGAATCGGGCTATCACGAAATGCCATATTACCATGCACCCTTTTCGAGAGTGGGTGCATCTGCTTATGGAATGGGGTCAGGACACCAGCTACTGCGAATGACCCTGCAAATGAATGAGACGGAACGCTTGAAGTTGATTGCATTGGGTAAGCTTGTCAATCCTCCTACAATCAAGCCGTCTAAGTTTAAATATAAGTTACAGGTGCAACCCGGTGGTGAAACCGCAGTGTCTGAAGTGGAGTCTAAGGGCGTAAGGGCACTGTATGAAATTCCATATCAGGGCTACCAGTATGCTTCACAAGATATCCAAGTGATGATGGAACGCATAGCGGCTGTTGCCAAAGCTGATTTGTTTTATGACCTACCACAAGAAATGCGTCCCAAAGATATGACCGCAACGGAATACATGGAACGAAAAAGGGAACGATTGCAGCAAATAGCGCCGGTTGTTTCCATTTATGAACCTAACGTGCTGGATAAGATGTTCTTGCATACTCATAACATTCTTGACCGTGCCGGACTTTTCCCTGAACCACCACCAGCATTATTGGACGCTGGGGGTATGGAAATTGAATACATGTCAACGGTTGCGAAATCCTTGAGGCAGGTAGGAGCTGAGGCGGCGAGGGTAGTAGTGGCTGATGTAAAAGCTCTTGCAGAAATGCAGGTAACGGCACAAATGCCGCCTACGGTATTACATAAGCTCAATATACCACAAGTCGTTGACGAAATAGCAATAGGCGTGGGTGCTCCGGCAAGAATCATCAGGTCAGACGATGAATACGAAGAAATTATTGCAGAAGAAAAACAAAAAGAGGAGCAAGCTGCAAAAATGCAAGCTGAACAGATGCAGGCTGAACAGGCCGCAAGGCTTGGCAGCGTGGGCACTGACAAGACAATTGCAGGCGAACTTATGAGGAGTCAGGCATAATGGAAGATATTATTGAGATTGACCAGAAGCAAAGGCAAGAGGCGGAAGAAGCGTATATCAGCTACCTATCTGACTTGTTAGTTGTAGCGAAAACACCGGAAGGCGCTCGTGTGGTCTGTGAGATATTAGAACGGGCTGGCACTTTTGACACCGCATGGAGTCCTGACAACGCCCAGATGGTGATGTCAGTCGTTTTAAAGGATTTTGGGCAAGGGCTGCTTGATGACCTCGCTATAACAGCAGGGGACGTGCATGATGATATACAACGCATGATGCGCAGGCGGCGGAATATGGATTTAATCTTACAAACTAACAAAGGGGAATGATATGGCAGACGAGAACACTGACCAGACCGGTGCAGGGAATGAAACTACAGGCGATACCGGTGATAGCAATAATACGCAGGAAAGCCAAGAATGGTACGGCTCATTACCGGAAGCTTCACACGAAAAGCTCAAAGGCTTTGCTTCCATTGACGATGCCCTGGGCGCTATTGAACAGGGAACAAAACACACCCATGCAAAGTCCGCTGATGATTTTAAACTGGACGGTATCTTTGCAGATGCCCAATTAGATGACACTGCGAAAGCGACCCTAAAAGAGACATTGAGCGGATTCACATCTCATTGCATGGAAAGCGACATCACTCCGAAACAGGCTGAAGGCTTGATCAAGTATCAGCAGGAACTGGTCGCAAAACAGAACGAGGCGGCTATCGAAGCCGGTACGACAGCGCTTAAAGCTCAATGGGGAAAGGACTACGACAAAAACAAAGATCAAAGCCTGCTGGCTGTTCAGGCACTGGACAAAAAGATGGATGGTAGGCTTGCAACGGCATTGAACGGCAATCCGATTGTCAATGATCCAATGTTTATTGAGCTAATGCACACCATCGGAACGATGATAGGCGAGGACTCGCTTGGAATAGGTTCGCCCGGCGGAGCGGGTGATGACAAGCCCATGAGCTACGAAGAGGGCTTTAAAGGAATGTTTAAGAAGAATTAAGGAGTTATATTGTGGCCACATATGATTTAAAAGAGATAGCGAATAAATATGCAAAAAAACAAACTCAGATGGTTGATGATCTGACTGAAGAAGCGCCTATTGTGGAAAGAGTCAAATGGGAATCAGCCAGTCATAATTTATGGAATATGGCTGAAAAAGTGGTAGATGTTGACGGCCCGGGGTTCGTTAATGCAAACGCCCCCCTGTCTGCTATGAACATCAGCTCAGAGCTTCTCAAAACCGACCTCCAAGTACTTGGAGGGTATATGGAAGTCCCAGAGGATACCGCAGATCAGTTTGGAGATCCAGCCGCTTATTTTGGTCGGAAAATGCCGTTGCTTCTGAACAATGCAGGGGTTCAAACCGAGAGAAAGTTGTACTACGATAACTGGATGGCCAAAGCTATAAAAGATGACAATGTGCTTAATGCAGGCGCTGCGACTGGCAAGGTTTATTCTATTATGGTGGTCAGGTTTAAGGCCGGTGTCAACATGGGATTGTTTGATCCCACAGGCTTTAAACAGGGAGCGTTATTGACACGTGAGTCTATTAATAACGGGGCATTGTACCATCTCAGAAGCTTGCCGGGTGTTTTGGGTTATGGTGTAAGACTGAAAGGGCGTTTTGGATGGCAGAATCTGTCAAATAAAACAGTTGCGTTGATTTCTAATATACAAGAGAGTTCATTGCCTACAAAAATGCAACTTGATGATGCTATTGCAAAGGTACGTGGTTCAGAAAAGAACACGATGATTTTCTGCCATCCGAGGGCAAAAACCATGGCGCTCGCACCTTTTAAAGAATCCGCTTTACAGATGGGTCTTCAGGATAAGGATTACAATCGGATTATTGATTACTGGAATGGAGTCCCGGTTATAACCAGCTACAATATAGATGACGGTACAGAATCCGTTATAAGCTAAGAAAGGATAAGCTAATGTTTAATCATAAATTGATTTTTGAAAATCAGATGTTTAAAGCCGGTATGACAATTCCGGCTAATGCCAAGACAGACGCTCCTACCGCAGTCCGTGTTGGTGGTATACCAAATCGTCTGGCTGTTACTGTTGTTACAAAGACTGAGACAAAAATTACTGCCGCTAAAAAAATCACTATCACGTTAACAGAATGCGATACAGAAGCTGGTTCATTTGCAGCGCCAACAGCCAACCCGTCTATGGTCGTAACTATGAGTGCTACTACTCCTCCCGCTCAAACTATTTATGCAATTGGGGATAGAATTGCCTCATTGGTACTGCCTGAGAATATCGGCAAGTGGGTCAAGGCCAGTATTACTACCGATGATACTGGTGCTACCGGAACAATAGACGTGTTCCTTGAATACTTGGGGGTATAAATATGGACAAACAATATAAGTGTATAAAGCCAACCATATGGAGGGGGGTAATGGTTTCCCCAGACCCTAAGAAGCCGGTTGTCGTTTCCGTTTCGGTGTCAAAGACTGGGAAAACCATTCTTGATGACAACGACCGTTGGGAAGAGTTTATTCCCCAAAACCCGGATGTCCCAAAGTCAGAGGGGTAGCCTATTATGTCAATAGAATTAGAACTGGAGACAGTTTACAAAATAGCGGATAATGAACAGCCGTATAGTGTGAAATACTTCCTGCTGCCTACAGTTCAGATTATAGGCGGTGCGGTGAATGTGTGGGTGAGTAATGTAAAAGACAAGCCCGCAGCGCTCACAACGGTTGCCAAGATGTCTAAAATAGAATCTGATTTAGACGAGCCCTTTTCACTGTCAGCCCGTTATCGTTGGATAGGGTTTGAATTGGAGTCAGGCGCTCCGGAATTATTCAACAACGGCGTAGTCTCTAACGCATAAGGAAGAAAGAGCATGTCAACAGTTACCAAATATGGCGTTGTCTTATCGAACCGGAACGATTTACCCGCACCTTCTAATGATGCAGACTATCAACCGGGGCACTGGCGGTGGAAAGCAATAACTGACCCTTTTGTTGTTAAAGAAGGAAGCGGTTATCGAATGCTATTGTCTGGCATGGGAAGTCCGCCGAACCTTTATCCGGGCACCATCCCTATATGGTCTTTAGGTGAAGCCCGTGCTTCTTCTTTGACTGGCCATTGGCAAATCACTAATAGTGATAATCCTGTTTTGGAGCCATACGGTTTTATTTCTGGCTGGCTCGGAGGGTATATACGCTCCAGTATGTATTTTTGGGATCCGGTAGAAAATTTTGCCAGGGTGGTGTTCCAGACTACTACGGGAGACGCTGCCAATGGTGATAAGATCGGCTGGACTGATAATGCGTACTCCCAAACGAGTGCAGATTATGAATTGTTTACCGCTCCTAATGGCACAATGGGTGATCCGTTTGTCGTGCATGACGGAACGAATTATCATTTATTCTATGCCTTGAAGGTCGTTGACACATGGTACGTCTATAAAAGGCAATCAGCCACATGGTCAGGGCTGGCCACCGCAACACCCACATCGTTGTCTCTTGAAGGTGGCAGTATGGGGCTGTTTCAATATTTCGGTGTCTGGTACATGGTTTATGGTAAATGGGATTCCGGTGATTCTAAGAATAAGATATATATGGCCATCAGTGCCGACTTCACCACGTGGTCGCCCATGTTTGGCGGAGCGGCGGTATTTGAGCCAACAGAAACATATCACCTATATGGAGCGCAAGACCCATCCCTCTATATCGAAAACGGCATAGCTTATATCTATTATAGCGGCATAGACGATCCAAATGAGGATACATCAATATGCCTTGTTGCTGTTGAATTAGGTACTATTGATGATCAACAACCGGATGATGAAGTTTTATTACAGATTTCCAATAAAGCACTGCGAAAGATAGGCGTTAAAGAAATCAGCGGGCTTGATGAAAACAGCGAGCCTGCCAAGAGATGCCAATCTGCGGTAGTAGAGATCGTTAAGGAAGTCCTGGGCCTGCACCCCTGGGGATCAGCAATGACCTGGGGGGCATTGAGCCACAGTGCCAACATCACCGCCCCGTTCGGATACCAGTATTCATATGATTTGCCTCGCAATGTCATATCCGTAGTGGATGTCAGACCTATTAAATCCCTGACACATCGGGGCAGTAAATTTGAGCTGGCCAACACGAAAAAACTTTATACCGATGTAAGCCCGTGTTATGCGAGGTATGTGGCCTATGATCTTGCCTATCTCAATGGAGCGCCACCTTTGTTTCTTGATACATGCGCTTACAGGCTGGCTATTGAGATTTCAAAAGCGCTCTCAACAAGGCTACCTCCAAAAATATGGGAAGAATATTATCGGACTCTTGAAGATGCAAAATTAGCTGATACAGTCGAAAATAACATCACGGAACCGGATACCAATCGGAGTTCATCTATTTTGGCAGCACGGGATTATCCCGCTGCTGTGGAAAATCAAGAATGGTGGTTAGCATAATGCAGACCGCTTTTTTACATAGAAGCTTTAACGGCGGGGAGATTTCCCCGTTAATGTTAAGCAGAATAGACCATCCCCGGTATCATACCGGATGTAAAGTTTTAAAGAATATGGTGTGCCTGCCACAAGGCCCCACGACAAGACGCCCAGGGTGGCGTTTCCTTGATGAGGCCGTTGATCAGAATATAAATCAGCCTGAGCGCCTTGTCCCTTTTATCTTTTCTGAAACGGAATCCCGTGTGATAGAGTTCAGTAACTGGAAAATGCACGTTTGGAGTGATGATGAACGTGTGCAGAAAGATGGTGCTGATTATACCCGTGAATTTCCTGTTTCCCATGCACATCTACCGGATATGAATTTTGCACAGTCGGCCGATGTTATTTATACAGCGCATAGGAACTATCAACCGCACAAGCTCCTGCGCTTTGCTGATAACAACTGGGGATTTGAAGATCTGGGCTTTTTACCCAAAGGGGATCCTCCCCAAAGCTTAATACTCACTGCTACCGTTGGAACATCCAGCACTGGCAAAACCACATATAAATATGTGGTAACTCAGGTCAATGACGGCGTGGAAAGCCTCCCGTGTTCTATGGCGTCTGTTCAAACAGACATCTTAGGCCAGACTCAAGGAAACTATATCACATTAAACTGGACTAAAGGCGGAGCCGGCACACCGGATGCTTATTATATTTATAAAGATAAGTACGGGGAATGGGGATATGTCGGCAAGAGCGAAACAACAAGCTTTGTAGATGACAATATAGCAGCCGACACCACCGACACTCCTCCCAGTAATTATAATCCGTTTAATGAAGCAGGGAAATATCCTGCATTGGTTTTCTTTTGGAGTCAGCGTTTGGGCTGGTCGTCTTCTTTGAACTATCCGTTTACCGTGTGGCTATCCGCAGCGGGGGCATTAGAGAGCTTAGGCTTATCAACTTCTGCGGTATCTGATGAAGCCGTTGAAGTTACACTGGCCACTACACGGGCAAATGAAATTGTTTGGGCTACCGGGGAGCAAGATATTCTATTAGCTACAACCAATGGAGTATGGACTTTAAAAGGCATAGATGAAGGTGATCGGATGCCTAATTTTCAAAAACAGGGTGGCGCTGGGGGTGCTGCTGTTCAACCGGTTATAATCGGTGGTTCGCTTTTATATATCCTACAAGGCAGCATGGGAATTGGGGAATTAGCATATTCCTATCAATCCGAAAAACATGAGATGATAGAGCTTTCAATCCTTTCCCAGCATATTTTCAATGGCAGAAAAGTAGCGGGCTGGTGTGTGCAATCGAATCCATACGGCGTGGTCTGGCTTTATTTTACAGACGGCACTTATGCTGCAATGACCTATCTTAAAGTCCATGAAGTAATTGGATTTCATCAGCATGAGACTGACGGGTTTATTGAAAGTATGTGTTGCATTCCGGGGGATGACTACGATAGGGTTTATGCTTCTATTATTCGGAACATAAACGGTACTGAAAAACGTTTTATAGAGCGCATGGAAAACTATTTCATTGAATCTGAAGATGCATCCGATGCGTTCTTTGTGGATAGCGGGGTTACATATGATGGTGCTCCAACGTCTGTTTTAACAGAGATTGCACCACATTTGGCAGGTAAAACAGTCAAGATATGGGCAGACGGCAAAGAACAACAGGAAAAGGTCGTAGCGAGTGATGGTTCAATTGGCTTGAATACAGCGGCCAGTAAAGTCCATGTCGGATTAGGGTTCGTGTCTGATGTAGTTCCGACAAGGCCGGAAGTGGAGGCCACTCAAAATGGCACGACCTTGTCTAAGGTTTATAAGGTGTCCAGTGCTAATCTTTCTTTTTACAAATCTGCCAACGTGCAGGTCGGGGCGGACGCTTCTTCTCTGGAATCCATACTGCAAGATGACTTAAATGTCTCCAATGACACTCAAAGAGAAAGGGTACATGTTGACACCGGCTGGACTGATGAATGGAATTTCTTAGTCCGTGCTTCAGGTGCAGCGCCCATGACACTTTCTTCTATAGTCTATAATACTGAAATAGGGGAGGCGCTCTAAAGTGGATCCATTTACTATTTTCGCAATTTTTTCCGCCCTTGCAACCACAGTTTCCACGTTCTCCCAAATGGAAGGACAACGCAGGCAAGCCGAATATCAAGCTGCTGTGGGGCGTCAGAATGCTATAGCGAAAAGACAGCAGGCCGATCTTGTCGCAAAAAAGACTGTTATAGAGCAACGAGCCAAAGATATAGAAAAGCGGAATCTTACGCAGGAATATAAACATGCCACTGGGCTTAATCGTAGTATGTTGCTATCCGGCAATGTTGATATTACAAGCGGATCTCCTCTTAGTTTTTTGGAAGGCAATTATAACCGGTTCGCTGATGATTTAGGGGAACTGGAATACCAAAAAGAATTGATTGGTTGGCAGGGTCAAAGAGAATCCCAGATATTAAACTGGGAAGGGGATGTGGCCGATAACAACGCCTCATATTTACAGAAAACCGCTGGCAGCATAGGAACTTCCTTGTTGACAGCCGGATTAATGGGCGGAGCGAGCGGGCTTGGAGCATATATGATGCCCGGCCCCAAAGTAGATACATTTGATCCATTTAATTTGATAAAGTTTTAGGAACATCATGCCCATCCCTATTCAAACATATAAACACCGGGTAGCCCCCGCATCTGTGCAAATAGGCAATGCTCCGCAGCAAACCACTCCGCTTAATGTGGCTAATAGCGCCGGTTCAACAATGACACAAGGGCTGTTGAAGGCCGGTGACTCGCTGGCGGAATCCTATCTTAAGAAACAGCAGAAACTTCAAGAAGACCAGCAAGCGGCTGATATTCTTGATGAAACCACCAAATACTATGATAGCACCCGCCGGTATGAACAGGATTATCAGAATCAGTTTAAAAGGAACGATGCACGTGAGGCGCTGCAAGAATGGGACGCTTTCCATGCGAAAGAAATGCAGCAAAGGGAAACGAGATTTAAGGATAATCCCCGACTAAATTTTTTATGGAAGCGCTCTGCTGGTCAGATAAGACAGAGTAGCTTAAACCGTGCCAGTGAGTATGCGTTGAGTGAGGACGCAAAATATAGACAGGATGTCGCTGAATCCCGTGTTACCACCTATATCCAAAAAGTAGGTGAAAATGCCATGAATGATAGGGTAGTGGAGCATCTCAGGAAACAACTCAATAGTGAGCTGGCAGCTTTAAATATTGGGGACTTGACTCCAATCATGGCACAGGCTGACTTAGACACGGCTACCACACGAATCCGCACCGCTCTTGCCAATGATGACCCGGACACTGCAAGAAAGCTTATGAACGCTTATAAAGGTGTTTTGGGTAAATCCTTTGATGAAGTTTCCAAAGGCGTCCGGGATGCTGAAGTGTCCCATAGGGCGTTTGAGATTTCTGAACGAATTCGGCTTACAATGCCGGAGTCATCTTGGGATGATAAGAGGCAAAAATTAAGCGACCTTGCAAAAGGGGATCCGGACATAGAAAAGTCAGCACGGTATCAGGTAAGAGCGGATCATTCTGATGAAAAGCGTATCAAAAAAGAACAGCAGAATATGATTATTGATACCTTTCAGGCACGGATTCAGCAAGCAAAAAACCCTGCTGAACGTCAAGCAATAGCAACAGAGATTGTCTCTACACCGATGGAAACCAGCACGAGAACAAAGCTCCTGAAACAAGCCAACACCGGAATCAAAGCGCCGATGGTATCTGATGATAAGAAACTAAGAGAAGTCTTCAGTCTTATAGCGTCCGGTCAAATCACAGCACAGGAATTAGAGCGCTATTATTTTCAGTATTTATCTGCCGATGATATGAAGCTACAAAAGAAAATGATTACTGACAAGGGCGGTGCTCGTGTCGGGCGCTTCTTATTACAGATGGAACAACAAGCCGATACACTTTTTCCTAAAGATACATCGGGAGGTAAAACCCAGAAGAGAAAAGCTAAATTACTCATGGATGAAATGGAGCAATATGTTCAGGAATATGAAGCCGACAAGGGTGGGATGCCTTCCGATAAAGAGTTATCAGAACATAGGTCATGGTTGCTTGAAAAGGTTATTTATAATGAAAGCTGGTACGGG